TACAGTTCGTGTCAGGTACGATTATGACACGGAAATGCAGCAAGTGATGGACCCAGAGACCCTGGAAATCACTGAGGCGGAAATGCTCACCGGAGAATACGCCCCCACCGACTATGTACACTGGCAGGACTTCCTTTGGGGCTGGGGAAGGACGTGGACGGAGGTTCCATGGGTTGGTTTCCGCAGTTGGATGACGAAAAGTGAGTGTAAGGAGCGTTTCGGCGAGAAAATCTCTTCAAATTTGGAATATGTCAACCAAACACCGACTGGAAACGATAATAAAGAAGAAACTTACGACACAGACCAGAAAAACAACGTCCAAAAGGCTGAAATCTGGGAATTTTGGAGTAAAGACGATAAAAAGGTCTATTGGTACTCTCCAGGCGCTAGTCTCATCTTAGATGTCCAAGATGATCCGCTTTTGCTGGATGGGTTCTGGCCTTGCCCAATGCCGATGATGGCCAACCTAACAAGCACCCTGTTCGTGCCTCGGGCTGATTTTGTCATCGCCCAGGACTTGTATAACGAGATTGACGAGCTACAGACCCGAATCTACACCATAACGCGAGCCGTTAAAGTCGTTGGCGTGTACGATAAGAACGCAGGCGACAGCGCGGGCCGTATGCTTAAAGAAGGCATTGAAAACGACCTAATACCAGTGGATAACTGGGCCATGTTCGCCGAGAAAGGTGGATTGCAGGGGGTAATTCAGTGGCTACCAGTTCAGGAAATCGTAGGCACTCTACAGACTTTAATTCAAATTAGAGACCAAACCATTGAGCTCTTATACCAAGTTACGGGGATGTCAGATATCCTGCGCGGGGCAAATACAGATCAGTATACCAGCGACGGAACAAACCAACTTAAAGCCAAGTTCGGGTCTATTCGTGTACAAAGTTTACAAGATGATTTCGCGCGTTTTGCCAGCGACTTGGATGGCCTGAAAGCGGAGGTAATCAGCAAGCATTTTGACCCTGAGTCCATCATGGTGCAATCCTCCGCACAGTTCATGCCAATAGCGGATCAAGACAAAGTTGAGCCAGCCGTACAGTTGATGAAAAGCCCACAAATCAAGTGGCGCGTAAATATCCGGCCTGAGAGTATAGCAATGGTGGACTACGCCCAGTTGAAGGCTGAGCGTACCGAGTACCTCATGTCAATGGCTCAGTTTATACAGTCCAGCAGCGGGGCAGTGCAGGCCGTTCCTGGGAGCCTACCCATTCTGCTTGAGATGATGAAGTGGGGCATGGCGGGCTTCAAGGGGGCTAGCTACCTTGAAGGCACGTTTGACCAAGCTATTGAAATGGCCCAGAACGCCCCACCCCCAGGACAGAATGACCAGAACCAGAAGGCCCAGGAAGACCAAGCTAAGATGCAAGCAGAAATGCAGAAGATCCAGGCTAAGTCTCAAGCTGATATGCAGCTTATTCAGGCCAAGCTCCAAGGCGAGATGCAGAAGCAGCAGATGGATCATCAGCAGAAAATGGAACTGCAAATGCAGAAGAGCCAAGGGGACCAGCAGAAGATCATGGCTGACCTCCAGGCTGACCTTAAGGTTATCGCGGCCAAGTTGGGCGCTGACCTACAGGTAGAGGAAGCGCAGACTACCTTTGCAGCGGCTGAGGAAGAACTACAGCACGAAAACAAAATGACTGAGATTGGCGCAGACCATGCAGTCGCACTTACGGAGAAACGGGCAGATGGCGAGATGGCGGCAGCACTTCAACGAAGAGACAGGGAAGAGTGAGTTAATCCCAATTGACGAAGCAGCGGTTAGGCGAGATGGAGGATTCGCTATTCATGGAACTTTTGAACCTTTCAAGTCTATGCTCGACGGAACCATCATCTCAACCAACAAGCAACTCCGTGAACATAACAAGAGGAACAACGTCGTGCAAGCCGACGAGTTCACACCAGAGTTCTACGAGCGAAAAGCTCAAGAGCGGGCTGACTTCTACCAAGGAAAGAATTCCAGGGCAGAGTCTTTAAAACGTAAACAAGAGATTTACGAAACTATGATGAGGGCTGAAAGAAATGGATGATGATGTAACCAGAAGTATAGACTTAGCGGCTGCTTGGCCAGACGAAGATTCGCTGGACGATGCAAGTCAAGAAGAATCAGTTACAGAGCAGGAGAGTTACGATGCGAAGGCGATTGGTGAATCCGAAGAGTTACCCAGTGACACCGGCGAAGGACGAGCCGCTGGTGGAGCAGGGAGCAGCCCTGAGGGGCAAGAAGGTGGTGGGGTTCCAGGAGATGACGGCTTACGCGGAGCGGCCGAGGGTGCTAACGAGCCAGCTTCCAGCAGCCCTGTAAGCTGGTCAGCTTCCGCTAGGGAGCAGTGGAAGAAAATACCCAAGGAAGCCCAGAGCTACATCTTGCAGCGTGAGCAGCAGATGCAGCAAGGTATGCAGAAGAACGCTGAGCAGGCTCGTAGGGCTGAGGGCATGGACAGGAGCCTTGCCCCATACCAGCAATACTTCGCTATGAATGGTGGCCCTGGACAGACGCTACAGACCCTTCTCCAAACAGGCTCAGGCCTCCAAATGGGGACGCCCCAGCAGAAGGCCCAAATTGTCGCTAATTTGATCAACCAGTTTGGTGTGGACATTCCTTCGTTGGACTCGCTGCTCACAGGCAAGGATGTACCGCCTGAAGTGCGGCAGCAGAGTCAAGTGGAGCAAATGCTTCAGCAGCGCCTCGCACCGATTCAGCAGCAGTTGTCTCAATACCAACAGCGTGAGCGGCAGATGCAGCAGGGCGTACAGCAGGAAGCCAGCAGCGAACTGAACGCCTTTTCAAGCGACTCCAAGAACGAGTTTTACAACGACGTTCGTGGGGACATGGCGGACATACTGGACATGGCTTACAACCGTGGTGTCCAGCTGACCCTGAAACAAGCCTACGATAAGGCTTGCGCCCTTAACCCTGAGATTAGCCGCATACAGCAGTCCAGGGAGCAGCAGAGAGCGCTTCAGGGCAAACGTAGGGCGGCGGTTAGTGTAACAGGGGGCATGGGCGGTCCTGGCGCTACAGCGACCCCTGACAGCATGAGAAGCGCCATCGAGTCGGCCTGGGACAACGCCGGACAAATGTAGTTGCAAGTCGTGGGGCAAGCTGGTACAGTTGCTCCCACTACTAAAGAATTCTCCAGCCCCGCGCAAGGATTCTCTAGGTAAGGGAAGCCACGGCCCATCCCATGAATGCACTTTAATTCACTTACTTGGAGGATCGCCAAATGGCCTTTCCAAATATTAGCGACATACTCGCTACGACTATCGAGTCCCGCACTCGTAAAATTGCGGACAACGTCACGAAGAACAACGTGATCCTTATGAAGCTGGAATCCAAGGGCAAAATCAAGCCTTTCTCCGGCGGTTACAAAATCTTGCAAGAACTGTCTTTCGCTGAGAACTCCAACGCTGGTTGGTACTCAGGTTACGACATTCTCCCCGTTGGCGTAAGCGACGTCATTTCTGCTGCTGAATATAACATCAAACAGGCTGCTGTTCCAGTTGTTATCTCCGGCTTAGAAATGCTTCAGAACGCTGGCAAGGAGAAAATGATTGACCTGATGGATGCGCGGCTTAGTGTTGCAGAATCCACACTTGCTAACCTGATTTCAGGTGGCCTGTACTCTGACGGCACTGGTGCTGGCGGAAAGGAGATTGACGGACTCGGCGCTGCCGTACTGGTTGATCCCACCGCTGCTGGAACCTATGGCGGCATTGATCAGGTGGCATTCCCATTCTGGCGTAACCAGACCAGTGACCAGACCGCAGTTAACGGACTTGACCCCGCCAAAATCCAGGGATACTGGAATGCGTTGTGGGCATCCCAGGTTCGTGGTACTGACCGTCCAGACCTTATCGTCTGCGACAACACTGTCTGGGCGGCGTACACCGCAAGCCTTCAGGCGCAGCAGCGTTTCACTTCTCCAGAAGTTGGCAACCTCGGTTTCCCAACTCTGAAGTATATGGATGCTGACGTGGCGTTTGATGGTGGTATCGGTGGCTTCTGTCCGGCTGGTACAGCGTTCTTCCTTAACTGTGACTACATCCACTATCGTCCGCACAGCGCACGAAACATGGTTCCCTTGTCACCCAACCGTCGCTACGCAACTAACCAAGACGCGGAAGTACAGATCCTCGCTTGGGCTGGTAACTTGACTACCTCCGGTCGTCAGTTCCAGGGTCGCTTCGACGCCACTGGCTAAAAGATAGCCCGCTTGGGGGAGGTCACCCTCCCCCCTTTTTGGCTTCTCTGGTGAGGGGCGCTTTTTTGGGAGAAAGGATATGAATCCAGATCCAACATTTTATGTGGGTAAGAGCCAAGACTTAACAAACCGAGAAATCGAAGTTCCAGGTGCTATCTGGAACAACGGCATGGCGGTAGGAGCAAGTAATTCTCCTGGCATTGGCATCAACATCGGCGGCGGTGCGGTTACAGGCGACCCTGCACAGTTCACTTTGCTTGACCAAGACGGTGTCGCTCGCGTTCCGCAGGTTGGGCAGAACATTGGTGGTACAGCATGGGTTTACCGCGCTTCAACTGACTGGCCGAGTTCTGGTGGCAACGCTGGCAAAGGCACTGTAGAAATTGAAACTGGTTTGCCTTCCGCTAATGGTGACGGCGGCTTGTTTGTCACAGGCACTGCAAACCTTCAGACCCTAGCCGCTGGCTGGGTTAAGGTGGCGATATAAATAAGGAGTAGCACATGGACGCAACATTCCACATAGCAAACGGCTCCGTACTAGCTGCTCGCGAAGTTGAGCTTGGAGCCGTTGGCCCCTTCACGGCAGGCGGCAACCTAGTCGGCAGCAATGCGGTCGGGATTGGCATTGGCTGTGGTCAAGGCCCAGTAGTCGGTACACCTGAGCAGTACACGCTACTTGACCAAGACAACGCGGCACGTATCCCACAGCGTAGTCAGGTAATCGGCGGTGTAGGTCTAACCACATCGGCTGATTGGCCTAGCTCTGGTGGTGTAGAAGGTAAGGCAACTCTGCCCATTGAGGCGGGTGCTGCAACCGCCGACGGTTCCGGAGAAGTGACAGGCGTGGGTCTAGCGGGTCTAGCTTCACTGGCTGCTGGTTGGGTCAACACAGTAATCTAAATGTGAGGCTTCGGCCTCTTTTTCCACTAATGCCCCATAGAGGGCTGGAGTATTAAAAATGCAAGAAGCAGATATGGGCTTAACAAGTCAAGCAATGGGTGGTCAGAATGGCCGCTTCCAAGGTGATGAACACCTGCTGGTGCGGTTCTATATGCACTCCGCGCAGGATAAGGAAGCTAGTAAGGAAGAAGGGAGGCCCATCTTTAGGGAGGTCCCCTATGTTCACATCATGCAACCTGGAAACAAGGAAAGCATTATTCATCGTAAAGCTACCCAGATGGATAAAGACCGCTTTGTTGAACACTACCGCAAGTTCACAGCGCGTGAGGACCAAGAAGTCATTGAGGGTACTCCCCTCATTGAGTGGCCTGGGATCACCCGCAGCCAAGCGGAAGAGCTGAAGTTTTATCACGTCGTTACTGTGGAGCAGTTGGCCAACATGAGTGATACTAACGCCCAGAACTTTCGCGGCATGGGTGAGCTGAAGCGTCGGGCTGTGGCGTTCTTGGAGCTGTCTGCTGAAAACGCAGGGGCTGAGGCACTGGCTGAAGCTAACTTGCGTAACGAAGAGTTACAAGCTCTGGTGGCGGATATGAGCAAGCGCCTCGCTGCCCTAGAGGAAACTGAGGAGTAATGTATGGCTCGGCTCTCTACTGCAAACGACATTATAAATCGTGTCGCTGTCGAAGTAGGTCTGGTATCGGCTAACGATCCCGTGGGTGACTTGGATGAGACGTTTGTCCAACTCACCCAACTGCTTACTTCGGCGGGCCAGGAGATGGTCGAGCTTTGGCCTTGGCAAATCCTAGTCAAAGAATTTAGGGTTGTGACCAAGGATACTGACACAGGCACTTACAATCTGCCTGATGATTTCTCTTACATGATAGACCAGACTGGGTGGGAGCACTCTAATCGAGTCGCTATGGGCGGTCCGCTCTCCGCACAAGACTGGACTTATCTGAAAGGTAGGGATCTCATCAGCCAGTCTATTTACGCCAGCTTTCGTCTAATAGACAACAATTTTGACATATACCCCCAAGACCCTGTTCCCGCTGGTTTAGACATCAACTTTGAGTACATATCAAGAAACTGGGTACAGGAACAGAACAACGGTCCTCAGAAAGATAGGATTTCTATTGGTACTGACATTGTAAAGTACGAGCCAATACTGATCATTAAGTTCTTGAAGTGTAAGTTCCTGGAAGCTAAGGGCTTTGACACTTTAGCGGCCAGGAACGAGTTTGAGAACATGCTCAACAGCCGCACTGGTAAAGATACAGGAGCGCCCATACTGAACGCTTCGCGTAACAGCCGAGGGTTCCCATACTTGCAGCCTTATTTCAACACCAGCGATTCAGGGTACGGTCGGTGATGTACTATCGCAGCCGCA